CATTATTAGCCGCATCTAAGCCTACCTGATAATGTAATACAATATTCGATAGACTAAACAATACGTAAGACTTACCTGTTCAAGTATAGGCCCATAAAATTATTGGTAGGCCAACTAATAATAATATGCACCCTAGAAAACGTACAGCCTCTATGTGATAATGTTTAGCTTACAATTAAGCCTAAACTTTATAGGAGGAACTATTATGGCTTTTACAACCGCAACAGGTTACGGCAATTTACCTAATGGTAATTTTAGTCCAGTAATCTACTCCAAACAGGTACAGCTTGCTTTCCGCAAGTCTACTGTAGTAGGAGATATAACTAACTCTGATTATTTTGGGGAGATTTCTGCCCAAGGTGATACAGTGAAAATTATCAAAGAACCTGAAATTTCTGTCTCGCAGTATGCAAGAGGTACGCAGGTTACAGCACAAGACCTTGAAGATGAAGATTTCTCACTCGTTATTGATAAAGCCAACTACTATGCTTTTAAGATGGACGATATAGAGGAAGCGCACTCACATATAAATTTCATGGATTTAGCAAGCAACCGTGCTGCATATCGTTTGGCTGATCAGTATGACCAAGAAGTTCTTGGGTACATGTCTGGTTACGCACAAAGTTCTTTGCATAGCCAAGCTGATGGCCTTAACTCAACTGTTAATGGTACTAAAGCTGTATCTACTGCAGGTTCAAATGAACTGCTTTCTTCAATGCAGCTTCATAAAGGTGACTTTGGAAACATTACAACGTCATCTGCAGCTACTCACTCAATTCCTGTAGCAGCACGTCTACCAGGTGCAACAGCACTACCAACAGCAACCGTTTCTCCTGCGATGATTATATCACGCATGAAACGTTTGCTAGACCAACAGCAAGTTGACTCACAAGGTCGATGGCTTGTAGTAGATCCAGTATTCATGGAAATCCTAGCTGATGAAGACTCACGTTTTATGAACGCTGACTTCGGTGAATCGGGTGGACTACGTAATGGTCTAAACATCAATAACTTTCACGGTTTCCGTGTCTATACATCTTCCAATCTACCTGCCCTTGGCACTGGACCTGGAACAACAGGCACAGCTAACCAATTAACTAATTTGGGAGTTATTGTTGCAGGACATGATTCTGCTGTTGCAACTGCAGAGCAGATCAATAAGACAGAAACATATCGTGATCAAGACAGCTTTGCTGACATTGTTCGTGGTATGCATCTATACGGCAGAAAGATTCTTCGTCCTGAAGCAATCGTAACTGCTCGTTATAACGCAGCGTAAGGGAGGATATAACTTATGGCTACTTTTGATATGACTCTCGCTTCTACTGCAGGTGTTGGTGCAGACATTCTTGCTGTTCCAACTGCAGTAGGAAATACAGTACGCACTATGGAGGCAATCTTAGATATTGATGCTATGATTACTGCAGGTGCTACTATTGCAGACGGTGACGTTTTTCAACTACTAGAAGTTCCTGCTGAATCCATTGTGATTGCTGCAGGTGCTGAAATTATGAAGTCTTTTACTGCAAGTTGTACTTGTAATATTGACTTTGGTGGTGGAGATGATATCATTGATGGTGCAGCACTAGATGCTGCAGCAGGTACATACCTTGCAAAAGGTACTAACGGAGAAGCTAACATTGTTAATACAGGTGCTGCTTCTACGTATGCTGCAGAGTCTTTGGCTCTTGTGGGTGCTGCAGATACCATTGATGTTACAGTCGCAGGTGCTGCTGCTGCAACTGGACGCTTACGTGTCTATGCAGTAGTTGTAGATGTTTCTGCCGCAATGACAGAAGCTGCAGTCGCACAACGTGACTTAGTGTAAAATAACTTTGGGGGCTGACTTAGGTTGGCCCTCTTAGCTTATCTAAAGGAAATAATATGGCTTTGACATTTCTCTCATTAACTAATGATGTTATTACACGCATGAATGAAGTAGTGCTTACATCTACTACATTTGCTAGTGCTAGAGGAGTTCAAGTACAATGTCAAAATGCTGTTAATCAAGCTATTAGATATATAAATCAAAGAGAGTTTGGTTATTCTTTTAATCACGCTTCTAATAGCTCTACATTAACTCCAGGTGTAGTAAGGTACAGTTTACCTACAAGCACCAAATCAGTAGACTATAATACTGCAAGAATTAAAAAAGATGATGATATTGGTAACTCTGGTAATAATTTAACTGCACTTAATTACAATGAATATATTCAAAAAGAATATGCTAATCAAGAAGACGAAATAGAATCAACAACTTTAAACGGATCACATTCAAATTCTGTAGCAACTCTTACCTTAACATCTACTACAGGTTTTGCTGCATCAGGTAAAGTATACATTGGCGGTGAACAAGTTAGTTACACTGCTATCTCAGGTAATGATCTTACAGGCTGCACTAGAGGTGCTAATAGTACAACTGCTGCTACACACGCAGATGGTACAACAGTAACACAGTTTGATAATGGTGGCGTACCTAGAAACATAGTACGTACTCCCGATAACAATTATTTACTTTATCCTTTTCCAGATAAACAGTATACACTTGCATTTGATTACTTTACATTTCCATCTGATCTATCTGCACACGGAGATACTACAAGTATACCAGACAGGTTTGGTCCTGTGATTGTAGATGGTGCTACAGCTTTTGTATATCAGTATCGTGGTGAGATGCAACAGTATCAATTAAATTTTGGTAGGTTTGAGCAGGGTATTAAAAATATGCAAAGCTTGCTTATCAATAAATATGAGTATGTAAGATCAACAGTTCTTATAACTCCTAGAGGTTCTGCTAACTTTATGTCAGGAGTTATTTCGTAATGCCAGATTATTCTCAGGCTCAACCTGCAGCGTTTAACTGTGAGGGTGGTTTAGTTTTAAACCGTTCTACCTTTTTAATGCAACCAGGAGAAGCATTAGAGTTAGAAAACTTTGAGCCTGACATTGAGGGTGGTTACAGAAGAATAAATGGTTTTCGTAAATATGTAAATCAACAAGTACCTCAGACATCTAGTTCTGGTGAAAAAATACTTATGGTTGCTAACTTTGCAGATAAAATATTAGCAGCTAGAGGTGAAAAGATATTTAGTTCTGCATCTACTGAGCTTACAAATAAAGTTGCATCTGGCACAGGTATGACAGGGTCTGGAACTTTAAATGTAGACTCAACAACAGGCTTTACTTCTAGCGGAACATTACAAATTAACGATGAGTTATTTACATACACTGGTGTTACCGCCAGTACTTTTACAGGCGTAACTCGTGCTACATCAAGTACAACTGCTGCTGATCATGCTGTTGACGATGCGGTGTCAGAGTCTTGGACTGAACGAGATACTGGTAGAACTAGTGCAGATAAGTACAGTTTTGAACGATATAACTTTGATGGCAATGAAAAGATTATTGTTGTAGATGGTGCAAATGCTCCAACTATTTTTAACTCTTCTTTATCTGCAACAGATGTAAGTGAAAGTTCTGTAGCAGGTTCTACAATAGTAGTAGCTTTTAAAGCTCACATGTTTTATGCAGGTAAGTCTACTACACCTCAAACCTTAGTGTTTAGTGAACCCTTTGATGAAGATGGTTTTACAGGAGGTCAAGGTGCAGGTACTATTAAAGTAGACGATAACATTGTTGGATTAAAAGTATTTAGGGACGCACTGTTTATATTTTGTGAAAACAGAATATTTAAAATGACAGGATCTACTCTTAGTGACTTTGCTATACAACCAGTTACTAGAGATATTGGTTGTGTAAATAAAGACACTATACAAGAATTTGCAGGTGACTTATTATTCCTTGGTCCTGATGGACTTAGAACTGTTGCTGCTACTGCAAGAATTGGTGATACGGCTCTTGGTGCTATTACACAAAACGTACAGTCTATCTTTGATGTTAATATTAAAGACTCAACAGTATTTGAAAGTGTAGTTATACCAGATAAAACACAGTACAGAATATTTTTCTCAAAAGTAGGACAGGGTGAAAAAATAACAAAGGGTATTATTTGTGTTAGAAGGGCAGACAAATTTGAGTTTGCAGAAATACGTGGAGTAAAACCTTCAGCTACAGATACTTTAGTTGTTGATGGAGATGTTAGAGTTATACACGGTGACTTTTCAGGATATGTTCATAGACAAGAAAGAGGTAATACTTTTGATGGAACAGCAATACTAGGAAGATATAGAAGTCCAGATTTAAGTTTTGGAGATACTGGTGTTAGAAAACACATGCAAAGAGTTATCCTTAACTATAAACCTGAGTCATCTATTGACGCAGACTTGTTAATGTTGTATGATAACGAATCTACAGATTCAGCAAGACCTGCTCCTTATGCGTTAGATACTTCAGATGTAGCTTCTTTATTTGGTTCAGCAATTTTTAGTACTAGTAGTAGTGCAGTGCAATTTGTTTTTGGTGGTCCTTCACAGCCACTTGTAAGACAACCAGTAGAGGGTTCAGGTTTTTCTGTTGCGCTAAGAATTAATGACGGTGGAGAAACAGCACCGTATTCCCTTAAAGGGTTTCAATTAGAATATCAAGTAGGAGCAAGACGTTAGATGGGTAATACATACACAAGACAATCTAGTTTTACAGACGGTGATGTTATTACTGCCGATCTGTTTAACAATGAATATGATCAACTTTTAGCTGCCTTTGCAGCAAGCACAGGCCACACTCACGATGGTACAGCAGGAGAAGGTGGACCTGTTACTAAGTTGCTAGGAACTAATATTACTATTGGTGACGCTACATCAGGTACTGACATTACAGTTACCTTTGACGGTGAGAGTAACGATGGTGTGTTTAAGTGGATGGAAGACGAGGACTACTTTGAGTTCTCTGATGATATACTTGTTGCCTCTACAGAAAAACTACAGTTTCGTGACACAGCTATTTACATTAACTCTAGTGCAGATGGTCAGCTTGACCTTGTTGCAGATACAGAAATACAACTTGCTGCTACAACAATAGACATAAACGGTGCAGTAGATATATCGGGCAACCTATCTGTAGGTGGTAACTTAGATGTAACAGGTACGTTTGATCTTAGTGATGCTAACTTTACTAACGCAGGTGACATATCTCTAGACAGTATTTCAGGTGATGCTGACTCTAACACAAGCATAGCTTTCAGTGGCTCTGACGTAATTACAATTACTACTGGTGGTGAGACACAAGTTACATTTAACAATGGTTCTATACTCCCTACAACAGATGACGATGTAGACTTAGGTTCTAGTGCATTACAGTTTAAAGACCTGTACATAGATGGTACAGCTAACATTGATACAGGTAGTATTGACACAGCTAATGTTGGTGCTTTAACTGTATCTGGTTCTACTACACTAGGAGCTACTTCTTTCGGTGATGCTGACATTACAAACGTTGGTAGCATTGCCCTTGACACAATTACTAACGATGGAACAGACATTACACTAGACTCAGGTGGTGACATTATACTTGATGCCGCAGGAAATGAAGTGTTTTTTAAAGCCTCTGGTACATCTATACTTACTCTTAAAAATGATTCTAGTGATGCAGTATTTACCGTAGAAACAGCAGATAAAAACTTTACTATTAAAGGTACAGATGGTTCTAGTGCTATTACTGCTCTTGACATTGACATGGCTCTTGCAGGTAAGGCTACATTTAACGGTGACGTAGTTGTAGGTGGTGATCTTACTATTAGTGGTGACGATCTTACAATGGCTACTAATACTGCAGGTGCTTTACTTATTGCAGACGGTACAAACTTTAATCCTACTCTAGTAACTTCACTAAGTGAGATTAGCACAGCAGCAGATGATGACGTATTTATAGCTGTAGATACTTCTGGTGGTGGTCTTAAAAAGATTAGTAGGAGTGCTATTATTGCAGGTACTGGTGTATCTGGTAACATATCTAATATATCAGAAGACTCCACACCACAGTTAGGCGGTAACTTAGACCTTAACGGAAATGATATTGTAACTACCTCTAACGCTACTCTTGACTTAGCTCCTAACGGAACAGGTACAGTTGTTGTAAGAGGTAACACTAACTCAGGTGCTGTAGTCTTTAACTGTGAAAGCAACAGTCATGGGCAAAAAGTATATGGACAACCTCACTCTGCAGGTGTTACAAATACTTTAATGTTACCTGCAGGTGCTAACTCAACACTAGTATCTCTTGTATCAACAGACACACTTACTAATAAAACTTTAACCTCTCCTAAGATTAACGAGGATGTAGCAGTCACAGCTACAGCCACAGAGTTAAACGTACTGGACGGTATCACTGCAGTAGTAGGAGAACTTAACGCATTGGACATTGGTTCAACAGCAGTGGGTACAGCCGTAGCATCTAAAGCAGTCATACTAGATTCTAACAAAGACTATACAGGCATACGTAACTTTACTATAACAGGTAATTTATCTGTAGCAGGAACAACTACCACAGTTGATACTGTTACTATGGAAGCAGCTAACGCTATTGTGTTTGAAGGTGCTACAGCAGATGCACACGAAACTACACTTACTATTGTAGACCCTACAGCAGACCGTACTATTAACTTACCTAACCAAAGTGGTACTATACCTGTACTAGCTGCAGCAAGTAACACTGCAGTTACCTCTACACCAGAAGAGTTAAACATAGTAGATGGTGGTACTTCTGCTACATCAACTACAGTAGCAGATGCAGATCGTGTTGTTATGAATGACAACGGCACTATGGTTCAAGTAGCTGTGACAGACCTTGCTGCGTACTTTGACGATGAAATAACTGCAATGCCTAACCTTGTAACTACTGCAGCTACTACAGTAGGAGCATTAAATTCTGGTAGTATTACCTCTGGGTTTGGGACTATTGACACAGGTTCTTCTACTATTACTACTACAGGACTTATATCTGGTGGTTCATTAGATATTGATAATGTTCTTATTAACGGTTCAACTATTGGTCACACAGATGACACAGATTTGATAACTGTTGCTAATGGACTTGTTACAGTTGCAGGTGAAGTATCCTTGACAACACTAGATATTGGTGGTACTAATGTAACATCTACTGCTGCAGAGTTAAACATACTAGATGGAGTAACTGCTACTGCATCAGAACTAAACTTACTAGATGGTGGTACTTCTGTTGGTAGCTCAATAACAGTAGCAGATGCTGATGGTTTTGTTGTTAATGATGGTGGAACAATGAAAACTATTCCTGCAACAGATGTAAAAACTTACGCTGCAGGTAGTGCTGCCACTAAAGGATTTGCTATCGCTATGGCAATTGTATTCGGGTAATAAAGGAAAAGGTAAATGACCGTAATAAATCTAATTAATGTATCAAGTATTACACCTACGACAGTAGCAGGTGCAGTAACAACAAGTAGGGCATCTATTATTGATGTCGCTGCAGATAAAGTTGCTAAAGTAAACACACTTATGATATCTAACATTGATGGTACTAACGCTGCTGATGTTACAGTAGAGGTAAGTGTAGACAATGGATCAAACTATGTTGCCATTGCTAAAACTGTATCTGTACCTGCTGATGCTACACTAGTTGTTGTAGGTAAAGACAATGGGTTTTACTTAGATGAGACAGACTTACTTGCAGTTACAGCTTCTGCAAATAGTGACTTAACATACTTGTGTAGCTTTGAACTGATGGATGATGCATAATAATGGCTAATAAGAACGGTGGCTTTATTGGTACTGATGGATTAGATGCTCCTGATCCACCTACAGCAGTTACAGCTTCTGCAGGTAACGCACAAGTAAGTGTAGCATTTACTGCACCTACTGATACAGGTACGTCTGCTATTACAGCATTTGTAGCTACAACAGATGATGGTTTTGGGGCAACTGGTAGTTCTTCTCCTTTGACTATAACTAGTTTAACTAATGGCACAGCTTACACAGCTAGAGTTTATGCTGTTAATGCTTACGGTACATCTGCTGCTAGTGTTGCTAGTGCTAGTTTTAGTCCTGCAGCACCAAATGCTCTTTTTGCAATAGGCAATGCAAATGGAGCATCTGTTGTTGACACTGTTGAGGGCACTTTAATTGCATCGTCTGGAACATTTTCGGATTTTGGTAATTTAACGGCAGCTAGTGGTAATGGTCTTGGAGCAGCTTCTAATGCTACAAGAGGACTATTTTTTGGGGGGTATAGAGGAGGTTCATCAAACGTCATTGATTATTTTACCATAGCTTCAGCAGGAAACGCTACAGATTTTGGAGATATGACTGAAGGTAAATACCATACATCAGCAGCAGGAAATAACACTAGAGCAGTTCGTGGAGGGGGGCTGTCAGGAGGACTTAATACAGGGACAGATGTTATGGATTATGTAACCATAGCCTCTACAGGAGATGCTTCAGATTTTGGTAATTTAAGCGCTGCACGTAGTTATTTAGCCAGTACCGCAAGTCCAACAAGGATTGTTT